GCTATACACACTAAAGAAACTTTCGGCTGTGAATGACCGTAGTTGGTGGTTTTAGTATTCCAAAAATTTTTTAAAGATAAATCTTCGTCTTCGTTACAATCACTATATTTTTCAAGTGCTTCTCTGAAACTCAGAGTCTGTGCCCAGTTTCCGTCGTTAACGAAGTGTCTGTTTCTCTCATATTTATTTTTGTATTCTTCTTCGCTTTTTACAACATAATGGTTTATAAAAATCGTGTTGTGTGATTTTTCATAATCTAAGTTAAATGTTTCAAAAAATTCTCGATGTGGGTAATGAACTCCTATGAAATGCTCTTTAAAAAATTTCTATTTCATTAATCTTGAAAAGTTATAAATCGTCTTTGTTATAACATTTAAGTGGGATTGGCACTTCGTGAATCTATTTATACACGAAAAATCGTCATCTTTAACCTTCTTCAAATCGGAAGTTCCAAAAAGTTTCCAATAAATGGACACGCTATCCTTATCGCTGTAATCATTCAAAAACAATTTTATGTTGTGGTCGTAAGACTCGTCAACAATATTTAAAAATTCGTCGACGTCAATAAACGCGACCCAGTCGTATTCTTTTCCGTATGTGTCCTTAAAGTGGTTATAAAAATTGTCCTGTCCGACTTTGGTTAAATCAAAAATGTCGCCGTCTAGAAGATGAACATTGGGGTACTTCTTTTTTAAATTACATTTCCACCCACCATTTTGATAGATAAAAATATCGTCAAAACCTATCAAAAGGTTATAGTCGACCCATTCGTCTATATAGTTGTCTTCATCTCTGGCGATGGTGACCAAAGCTATCCTCATTCTCGGAAATTCTCTAGAAATGCGTTTCTTTAGCGGTAGAATTTCACTCTTTTCGTACGTGTCGTACATATATAAATCCAGATGGTGGCTTTTGGAATACCTCCAGTTGTTGGCGTGGAACGACTGGCAGTTGTTTGCCCCGTCCAACACCCTCTGGACCGCCAGGTTTGTGTTGCTTATCCCGAATCTTATTTCGTCCTTCACCGGAACGTCCGGGTGCCACGAAGTGTAATAGTCCGCGACCTTGAACTTTTTTCTTAGGTTGTCTAACACGTGCCGGACCGCGTTCCTGGAAAGAGAAATCAACGAAGCGTTAACATTTTCGACCAGTCCGGTCGTTTCGGAATAATACTTGTTGACGGAATGGCTCTTCAATATTTTTTTATGAGTTTTCCCCCGGTCGAGGGGCAACAGCCAGTAATCCATATTCACAACGTCCAGCTCTTCCGGGAAATTCCTCATATACTCGGCGAGAAGACGTTTATCCTTCAGAAACACTATGTCATCCTCGCAGACGAGTATTCTCCCGTACCCTTTATCGTAAGCGTCCTGTAGCATTCTGTAGCTGTTCATCGCCAAGTTGAAAATCTTCGAGTTCCCGAAATCCCCGCATTTACGGGTCTCGTTCCAGTCGAAAATCTTCTTTTCGGACAGCATCTTCTGATACAGCCGGTCGTATTCCGGGTTCGGCTCTGTGTACCAAAAGCTGAAATTGTCCCTCCCGAAAATTCCCACCTTCGAAAGGGTTTCCTTGATTTCCTCGTATCTTTTCTCGTACGGCTTGAAATGGATGCAGTAAATGTGGTCGAAAATCCCCCAGTCGATTTTCGGGTTGTTGTGCAGGAACACGGCGTTCTCGAACTCGTTTCCCTCCGGGAGGAACCCTCCCGCGTCCAAAACGTAGTCGATTCCGTCCTCGGAAAATTTGGAGAAGGCGTCCTTCAGAAGGGATTCCCTGTCCTTTTTTGTCTTTTCGAGGACGCAGGAGATTTTCCCGGGATTTTTCCTCGCGTAAATGTCGATTATCCTTGGCGAAAAATCAGAACTCGCGTTGTCAACGACGACGCATTGGAAATCCCCGTACTATTGGTTTAAAACGGAATCCAGACATTTTTTTATCGTGGGGAAATTGTTGTCGCTTACAACGACCACACGAAGAAAATCACGAGCCATGACTCCTCCATCTGAAATTTTTGTCCCTCGAGAGCTTGTCTATCTTAAGCTTTCCGACCTCTGTCCCGGTTTTCCACCTGCAATAGTCGAAACTGAGCTGGTCCCGGTGGGAATGGAGAAAAATCTGCGAAGCCCATAGGTTGGAAAACAGCTGGCATTTCTGGTCGTTGTGTCGTCTGAGAATCACCGAGGTCTCAAAAAGCCCGAAATTTCTCGGAAAACCCTCCTCGCGGTACTTCTTAATCTGGGGGTTGACGTTTTTCTCGACGTCCTTGTAGTACCTGAGAACCGCGTTCGCCTCCTCGTAGAGGCATTTTCTGCAAGGATGGGGCTTGACGTAAATCGGGGTTTTAAAGAGGTCATACTGGTCGATGAATTTCCGGATGTCGGAAATTATCGAGATATTCCCGTCCACCCAGAGCGACACCTCGTAATCCCCGAGGTATTTGTGCGGGCAGGCTTTTACCGTTCTCTGCTTCTTAACCTCGGAAAGGTATTCCAGTTCCGCGGGGATTCCCCTTATGTCCCAGTTTCCGGAATTGAACCTCAGGTTATGGTTGTCGGTAAAGCACACAAAATCTATGTCCGGGTCCTAATTGGGAAAAATCCCGGACAATCTGTCGTAATTTCCAGTTATGCAGGTGTAGACAACCGTTTTCATCTCGATTATATTATATGGTTTTTTTGGATTTGATTTCTTCCCATTTGTTATAAACCAGAAGTCTCTCGGTCTCGTTCAGGTTCATTCGAAAATAGTCCTTGAGAAAATCTTCCTGTGAGACGTTTCTCGGGTTGTGGGGGTTGTCCTTATCCCAACACGCGTCAGGTCTGTGGAACCTTCTTTCGTAGCTTTCCTCTATGGTTTTATTCCGGTAATGATACAGCTGTATGGGTTCGTCATCATTAAGGTTTTCCATGAGATACCCCAGAGCCGTGGAATATTTCCTGTTCGGGTCCGCAACGGCGATGTTGGCGTGGTGTGGGTTGGTCATCAGTAGCTTCTCGTCAGCTATCCTCATGTTTACCAGACATTTTCCCAGCCGGTCCATCTGTTTCCCACCGAGTCTGAACCGCTCGATTACCGAGTATGTTTTTCCGTCGAAGGACTTGTTCGAGTCGCCCATGTTTATCCAGTTCAGGAAAAGACCGGGGGTGTCCGCATACCGTCTCAGACAGTCTTTCACGTTTTTGTCGTCTCTCAGCGCGATGAACTCGTCGATGTCTATGAACGCGGCGAAATCCATGTTCCCCCTGGTTTCCCTCACGAAATGGTTATAGGCGGGAAGTTGCATAATCTCGCCGTCGGCTGGGACGAGCTGGACGTTTTTTGGAAGAGGTTTTCCCGAATACCTCCAGTTGTTCATGTAAACGACAATGAAGTCGAAGCCGATTCCGAGGTGATAGTCTATCCACTCGTTTATGTAGTTGTCCTCGTCCTTCGCTATCGCGCAGATTCCGTTATTCATTGTTTTTTTTCGCGGTATGTGAATTTCAGCCACGCCCACTCATATTTAGAAGTCTCGTTTCCGAGGAAGTATCTCCACGAATCGACTATGGTCCTGTCAAATACCAGTAGAATCGGGAAATTCTTGAAAATGTTGTTTATCGGTTTGAGGCTTCCGGCAAAACCGAAAATGTTCGAATGGTTCAGATGGAATTCCACCGGAATTTTGTTTACGATGTTGTTCAGCCGCTCGCCGTATTTCTCGTTTATCCGGTCGTTGTAGCTTTTGATGATTTCGCTACGGACGTTTATGTTTGTAAGATTGGATTCGTGGACATCCAGACAGACTCCGCTGTCCAATGAATGGGAAAAGGTGTAGTCCAGACCGATGGAGCGGACCCCCCTCAGTGTGGAACAGAGCCAGAACCAAAGCTCGTCGTGGTTACCGTCGGTTACCTCCATCATCTTGTCGTAGTCCCAAACCATGTCATCAAAACAGTGTGGGGGGAAAAGGCACCCGTTTGAAAGATATTTTCCGAACTCGAGCTGGTTGAACTTCACGTCGGCTATGTTCCTGTACTCGATTCTGATATTTCCGTCCCTTTCCAACCTTACGACCGGGTTTATCTCCTGTGCGATTATACACTCTGGAAATTTCTTCCACATTTCATAGTTCTGGCGGATTGTGTCCCGTGGATAATTTTTGTCGTCGTCGAAACAGATTATGGCGTCATCTGGGTGGTCTTTCATCACCCATAGGAGCTTGTTACACGAACGCCACTTCGCCGGGCATTTTTTCACCCTGATTTTTGGGTCCATTTCCTTCAGTGACTCGTATCTGGCGTAATCATCCTCGGTTAGGTTGTCGTCCACGTTTATGTAGAAAAGGTCGACCTTATCATACGCTGTCTGACTGACAACCGACTTTATCGCGGTCTTTAGGAATTCGAACCTTCTTGGTATGGTGGTTAGGCTGGCTATGAGTTTCATGGTTTTTCGTCGAAATAATTTTTCATTTTCTGTGTGTCAAGGTACTTAGGCACCAAATATTCGTACTGGGTGTGGACCGTCCAGGCGGGAAGCGGCTCGTACAGTTTGATTTTCTCCCACATCAGGTTAACCGAGTGGTTCTCGTTGACCATCGGCCAATAGCGGTGGTTGAAGAGGAAATTCGCGTACTTCTTAACCGCCCCGGCGAAGGTGGCGAACGTGAGGGTACTCTTGTTGACCTCCATGAAATTCCCGGCGTCGCATACGACGATGTTTTTGTTTTCGGCTATGCCGTTCTTATACCGGTCCGGATAGTCGTCGAGCATAATCCCGACGTAGTCCGAGTTCTTTTTCCTGAGAAAATCCAGCGAGAAAACCAAGCGGTTGATAACGTCGTCCCTTAGAAAGGTATAGTCGTCCTCTAAAAAGTAGACCATCTCGTTGTCGTCCCGTATTTCTAGACAATGGTTGACGCATTCCAGAAATGTAGCCGGGTTGTTGAGTTCCGGGATAAGCTTTATTTCCAAATCCACCGGAGAAAACGTTTTCTTTATTCTTTCCACGGTTTCGTCAGAACAGTTGTTGCTGACCGCATACACCGAAACTTTGATTTTTTCATCAAGGTTTTCAATGTTTTTTCCGATTCTTTCGAGGCATTTAGAAATAAGACCTTTCTTGGTCTACCCAAAGTGCCTTTTTGATAAAGAAGTGCATTCCACCTTATCGCAAACACGGTAAAGGATGTTCAGCTTGAAATTTTCTTCTATTTTGATGTCTTTCTCGAACATCAGTCTATCCCGTCCTCTATTCTTTTATACTCCGGCTTGAAATCCAAATGAAAAACCTTTTCAAGTGGTTTCCATTTGCATCCCCCGGAAGAAATTTTTTCCAAAACCCAGAATCCGAAGAACCTTTCCATCAGGAAACACAATGCGCGTTTGTTATAATCTTTTCTTTTTTCAAACTCTTCCGACGCGCAGACGTCCCCGAAAATCCCGAACATGATTTTGAAGGCGATTGAGCACCATTCGCGGAAAAGCTCTTTCCTCATTATGAAGATGAACCCCTCCCCGACACAAACGGTGGAGATGAGGAGAAAAGCCATGAATTTCTTTGCCAGCTCCGGATTTGTTTTGTGAAGGTATCCCAGAAGCGTGTGAAGGTCGGAAACGCTGTGCCAATACCCGTACTGCTGTAAGAGCGGTACCCCGAGGTCGTTCGACGTCGGGAGAATCATGTCGTAGTCGCGGTAGTCCAGAATCTGGTCTTCGTTAAAAAGCCTACGGTAATGGTAAAACCCGACATAATCGTTGTTTCCCCCCATCCTGTTCTTGAAGTACCAGTATATCGCGGTGTATTCATTAAAAAATGGATTGAGGGAGGAAATGTTGTCCCCGGTGTCGTCGAAGATGAGATGCTTTTCGCACCATTTGTCCCCTCTCAGACCCGAACCGGAATTAATGGGAACGAGCGGTCCGTTTTCCCGCTCGTTGTCCTCGATGATTTTCTTCAACCCGTCTGTCGGGGGGAAGAAAACGCTGTAAATTATTTCCAGTCCTCCGGGGAGACCCATCTTACTTCTTCTTACCTTTCAGCTTAACCATGCAGTTGAACACGTTGAAGCTGACGTCCTCTAATTTTCGGAAACCGATGAACACTATCAATGTGTCGGACATTGCCTTGCTCTTCGGGATGTAAACCTCAATAAAGGTATGATTCTCGGTCGGGGGAAAATACTTCTTAACGATTTTCGCCACACCGGTCTTAATCTTCTTAAGGTCGTCCGTCGAAGATAAATCCGCGTTTGTCGCCTTAGCCTTATTAAGGTCCTCTTCCGACCAGTCCGACCCGACGAACGGTTTTAAAAACTCCGACAGGTCTTCCTGGATTGTTCTGGGAGCGGTTTCCTTGACAGTATTCTTTTCTTCCGTCGCGGTCTTTTTAGCGGGCTTCCCTGCCTTGGTATTCTTTACGGTTTCCTTCTTGGCTTTCCTAGCCTTCTTTTCTGTCTTTTTCGTTGCCATAATGATTTCTTTCTCGGTTAGTCGTTGATTCCGTTCTTGTTCCTTTCCACCAAATCCTCGAACACCGATGGGGCGATTTGGTAGAGTTTTTCCAAAATGATGTTCGCCGCCTTCCTGATTTCCCACTACGCTCTCGTCGAGAGCCTCAGCTTCAGGAAATTCCTCCATTGCCTGAAATTCCCGGAAACTACTATTTCCGTCGTGCAGGCGTTCGGAAGTACGAACCTCGCGTCTTCCGGTTTCAGTCCCAGCTCCATAAGGTTTTTGTATAAAAACCACGAGTCTTTCATAAAGGTGTCATAAAGTTTTTTGGCCGCACTGAGTTTGTGGTCTTCCTCGTTAGCGTTAAGGAGAACATCCGGGGTGACGTAGCTCGGAACATCTTCCTTAACATATCTTTGCGAACGTTGTGAAAAGCTGAAGAGTCTATGCCTTACCAGTTCGTGTGTAAGAACGCGAGACACTCCGTCCAGCTTAAAAGACGCTGACGCGTGCTCGATTACCGATTCATGACCGGACTTGATTAAACCGCGAATAAGGGCGCGTTCTTTCTCGATGTCTTTGGGTTCGGAATCGTAGCAGGTTCTCGCCGCGCTGGCGATTAGTTTTTCCGGTTCCGGGGTATTTTGTAAAAGGGTTATTTCCATACGAAATATTATACAGAAAAAAAAGAGCCTCGGGAAAACCCGGGGCTCAGACGGAAAGAATAACGGGGCTTTATCACTCCACGGTCACTTCGATGGTTTTTGATTCCTCGTTGATGAAGGGGAGGTTAACGCTGAGGATTCCGTCCTCGTTTTTAGCCGTGATGGAACCGGCGTCCACTTTGTCTCCGAGACGAATGGAGAACGTGTAGCTTTGGGACGAAATTCCGCGATAGAAATAATCATCCTTGCTCTCGTCCGTTTTCTTCTCGGAGCCGCATTCCACGGTCAAAACGTTATCTGAAATTTTAACCTTCACGTCTCCCTTAGAGAAGGGGGTTGTTACGACCTCCAGTCTCTGCCCGACGACGTTTCCGTCCTTATCTTTGACGTTGATGATGTTATGCGGTCGTTTGATTATCGTCCTAAGACCGGTATTTTCGACCGTTTTTTCATCAAAGGGATAACGCATCAGCGCGTCCATTTCTTTCCACATGTCGTTGAATTTGACTAGGTTGAACATTTATTGTTTCTCCTGTTTAGATTGTTATGGTTAATCAATCTTTCCGTCACGCGGTCCGGATTGATTCCTGGACCGCGAAGATAGTTACTTTTTTAGTCCAGTTCGAGTTCCTTCATCACGTCCTCAACCGATTCCATCGAGAAATCAAGGTCTTCATCGTCCTTTTTCAGGTCATTGTTTTCTTTGGGATTGAAAGGGGGGAAAGTTTCCGAATCGAGGTTCAGCTCGTTAAGCTCCATTTCCCCAATGTCGTCCGTCTTAGCTTTGACTGTGTTGCTCGGAATCTTGGTCTTTTCAACTTTCGGAGCCGTGGCGGTTACGGTAAAGTCCAGGTCCATCGACACGTCGGGAATGTCCGGGTTCACCACCGTGTAGTGACGCTTGTAAAAATCCTCGAGCTCGGAGAGTGTGTTCCTGGTGAAATACTGCTCGTCAAACTCGAACCGGTCGATTGCCTCGGAGGTGATAATCGGGTTATCGTTCGAATCTTTGAGTGTGTACGGGTTCTTCCCGAAATTAATCGCGGTGATTTTCCGTATGGTGGAGTGGCGTTCGGTGGGTTTTCCCTCGTTGTAAACCACAGGGACATCGTCCACGCGAAGGTAAAGGTCGACCGCGTTGTCGCCATTGCACCAGTCGTAGGGCTGTCCGTTCCGCTTTGCCACCGCGATTTTTGTCATTTCTTCCTTGATGGTGTTCAAAAGGTGCTTGTACTCGTCGCTGTTGTTGAAGATGATGCACTTGAAGCGACCGTTGTTGGTCTCGTTTACTGGGTCGTTGATAACATAGACCGGAACGACACCCTGAAATTGACGTTTGAGGGCACGGATTCTTTCCTGTGCGAGCTTGTCCTTATGACCGCTCGAGTTATAAATGTTCCACGCCTCGGAATAACGCTTACAAATCGGGCAGATGTTCTCGGCTGTGGGCTTCTTGTTCCGAAGCTTCAGTTCCGCGAATACGTCGGAGAATCCGAGCGAAGCGTCGTCGCGTGCGTGGACATGTTGAGAAATCGGGCATACCACGGTATCGTCGATGATGTTCTTACCGGCTTCGTTTTTTGACCAGTGGTTGTGTACGTAACGGGAAATAAAGGCGTTGGTTCGGTCGCTTTTGGACGACGCGGTGAAATTCAGAATCCTGAAACGGTACCGCTCTGTCAGAACATTCTTGTCGTTCGGTCGCAAAAATAGAGTAATCGGGGATTTTCTGGAGTTTTTCGATTTTTCGGTTGTCTGTAGGTCACTGTGAAACGTGCACATTTTTCTGTTCTTTCTTTTTTCTGTTGATTTCTTCTTTTACCATCTGGATTGGATTTACCCTCTTCCCTGTTTCATAAAGAAACGCGCTTTGGACCGAGTTGAAAATCTCGTCTGATGCGTTGTATATTATACTCAGTTCAGACCGGTTAAGGTAATCCATTTTGCCATAAAGCTTCTTAAAATTTGAGAAAGAGCCGATAAAGTACTTCGATATCTTTCCGGATATCAGGTAGTACCCGAGTTTGTTTCCCGTTATGAGACCGTTAAGGTACTCTTCCGGCTCCTGACCCAGCTCGACACACGATTCAGAGATGTTTTTCACGGAGCGCATAAAGTATCCGCGAATTTTACCGTACTGTTCCCTCACCCCGACGTGGTCGCCGTACTTCTCGAAAATTTCCCGCTTGAGCGCGTCTTTGGGGACCCTGACCCCGCACACGACCACAACGAATTCTATAAAATCGTCCGGGTCGATTCTGTATTTCCCGAGAATTTCCGACAGTTTCTCGAACGGTTTCCTGTTTTCCCTCAGAAAGGTTTTGTAAGGAACGTCCTCCGGGCGTCTCCATCTATTCCCAACCCCGAAACTGTTCACCACATGGAACTTCATGCACATCGACAGGTGTTCCGGGCTGTAGTTCTTTTCGCTCATTGCCGCTTTTTCCGTGGGATTTTCCTGGCGGTTTTTCCCGCCCTTCTCGGGACGGCGTTTCTCGCGTAAGCCTTGCACTTAGCTATGTTGTGGATTTTCGTGATGAAACATTTGTTGAAAATAAAGGAATACTTGCGGTATATTATGGAAAACAGCTCGAGAGCGTTTATTCCGAAATACTCTACGACCTCGGTTATGAGTTTTGAGTCGTTTACGATTACCGAAAGGGTCTGCTTCAGCGTGTTTTCGTCGTTGTCGGGAACGAAGTCCGGGTATTTCTCGACGATTTTTGACAGTATGATGTCGTCGTCCATTCTCTTAATCTGCTTTTCATTCGTGTAGAAAAAGCCGTTGGAATCTTCGTTAAAGTCCAACGCGCTGTCGTCGACTTCCGCCATTTTTCTCCCTCCCTTAAATCGAGTCTATATCGTTCTCTATGCTGTCCAGGTTGTTGATAATCATGGCTGATTCCGTCGTGCCGATGATGTCTTCGCTGGTGAACGTGTTGTCGGTCAGTACTAACGTTTCGGGGTCTAGGTTGAACGGGATTACCTTTCCGACGCATCCCCCGAGACGGTTTTTAAGAATCCTCATGTTGATTACGCCGTTTTCGCGGTCCTCTTCCATCTGGTACAGTCCCGCCAGAAGGTCCACGGTCTGGGAAATTCCGCTCGACTCCGAAACGTGCTCCATGCCGATGTTTTCGTTATTCATCCCTTCGCGGTTTGACTGGGTCGCGGTAACGACGGGAACCCCGTAGGTGTATGAAATCGCTCTTAGTTTCTCCGCCACGTCCTGTATGTCCTGGTACATGTTGTCGCGGCTTTTGTTCGGGAGGACAAGATTCAGGTAATCGATTACGATAATGTCGAATTTGTTCCCTGCGGCGATTAGGTTGTCCAAATAAATCTGGATATCCGAAACTTTTACGGTTCTCGGGGGGTATTCTTTGATGAAAAGATTAGAGTTGGGGTGCTCGTTGTAAAAATTCTTGATTCTGTCGATGGTCGTGGAGCTGAACTCTTTCAGTTTGTTGATGTTTGTTCCGGAGATGTGCGCGTCGAAACGAGCCGCGTAAACGTTTTCGCTCATTTCGAGTGAGATTACCACAACCTTTAGGTTGTTCCTGAGACAGTTTACCGCGATGTTGGAAAGGAAAAGGCTCTTTCCCAAACCGGCTTGCCCCATGATGCAGGCGACCATTTTTCCCCCACGGTAAAAACCGCCGCTCGTGTACCTGTCCAAACCGGGAAACCCCGTGCTGATTCTGTCCTCGGGGTTGTTTATGAAATCCCAGTGTTTGTCCATTCCCTCTTTCGAGAAATAATCAAGACCCAAATCTCCCTCTTCGAAGGTGAACTTTTGGATTTTCTCGAACTTGTCCATACAGAACTCGATTGAACCGCGCTTTAGTATGTCCTCGGCATTGTCGGAAATCGCGTAGTAGAGGTTTTTAATCCTGACGAAATCCTCGATGTTTTTCTTTGCCACCTGGAGGGAAAGGTCCACGTCCACCCTTGAAGCGTCGTCCAGCGACATAAGGATTTCTTCTTTCGGAACGTCCGTGTGCGACTGGCAGTACTTCTCTATGATTGCCCGGAGAAGGTTGATGTTTGGTAGCACGTCGAACTTTTTGTAGTATTTAAAGATTATCGACGACACAGCCCCGAGCGGTTTTGAGCACTCGAACCACCTGGTGTCAAAATACGGCGAAATCGCGCTGAGGAATTTTTTATCCGTCAGCATCTTCTTTACGACCATCTTTTCCAACGTCTCGTTAGTGAATTCAAACTCCATGCTGTTTTTTCTCTTTCAAGTGTATATTCTACAGAAAAAGAAAACCCGCCGTTTGGGTTCGGCGGGTTTTTTGTGATTTTTTCGGTGGGGGTTTTCTCAGTTCCAGGATTCGTATCCGTTCTGTGAACGCTTTATCCCGGTGAAAATACCGCGGTTACCGTTCCTTTGTGGGAGTCTGGTATACCCTTCCTTGGAATACGTCTGCGGCGGGAGTCTCGTGTCGTTTCGACATTTCTCGATTTCCCCCTTTAGGAAGGAATTTTCCGCACGGAGCCTGCTGTTCTCGAACTCCAGCTCGCTGTTTTTTAGCAGATAGTTGTCATTCTCCTCGGACAGGCGTTTGATTTCGTCCCTCAGGAAACCGTTGTTCTTCTCGGAAACATAGATTTTATCCTTAAGTTCGGACATTTCCTCGGTTCGGATGACGTTTTTCTTGGGTTTTTCCGCAACCGCGGTTTCCGAAACCGTGGTTTCCGAAACGGCTGTTTCTTTGACCGGTTCGGGTGATTTCTTAGCCGATTCGGACCTTTCTCTGGTCTTTTCAGCCTCGGTTTTTCCCTCGATTCTGTCCAACGCCCTATCGATTATTTCGTCGCTGGAAGTGATTATGCTAGAAGCCACCTTCTGATAGTCATCTACGGTCGCGGTTTCCGGAACCGTGGACGGCGAAAGTGGCAATGTTTTGGTAAAGGGTTTCAGACTGTCGGTTGACTTTCTTCCGCCGGTTTTCTTCTTCGCGCTCATTTTTTCTCCGTTTTTTCCTCTTCGTCCATTTTATCGAGTTCCCTCGACGTGACGTTGGAGTACTTCATGTTTTCAATGCTCTTCTTGTTGAAGTCCTCGATGAAGGTATTCCAAATCTCGTCCTTCGTGATGAGGTCTTTGTACGTTACCCTCTTCTCGGAGTACGTCGGGCAGATATATCCCCCGCGGACATCTTGGAGGAACCCCATTTTGGCGGCTTCCTCGATGAGTCCGTCATATTTTGACATTCCGCTCTCGAAATCGATGTAAAGCTCTGCGCCGTACATCGGTTTTCTGATGCGGTTCTTCACCGTGAAGCATTTCAGCCGGTTGCCCTTGTAGAACCCGGTGTTGGAGTCTCCGCTCTCGAGACCGGTTAGGAAGTCGTTGTCGTCCGCCTTCACGAAAACCTTCTCGCACTGGAGGATGACGTGGGAAGCGAACTCGATTCCCTTTCCGCCGCCCATCTGGTGGATTTTGCTGGCGAACATAGCCGCCGGGTCCTGGTACTCATGGTTAATTACCAGAAGGGTACAGTCGGACTCGCAGACCCGCATCGTGAGACCGCGCATCATGTTGTTTTTCAGCTTCGCGGTGATGCCCATGTCGTTCGCCATCTTATCCTTTCCGACCGCGTCGCTGACTAGTTTGTCAGAGCCGAGGAAACCGTAGGAGTCGAGAATGCAGAGAACCCTAACGTGGTCGTTGTTCTCCGGGTCCTTCTCCCAATCCTCGTGTGCCTTGACCAACGTGTCGTAGGTGGAAATCATCTTTACGGCGCAGTCCTCCACGGAGTGGACGCGGATGTATTGAACCGGGCAGTCGGCGTTATTGTCGTCCCCGAGGTCGATTCCAGCCGCCGTGAAAATGTCCACGGGAAAACCGCCCTCCGAATCAAAGATGAAAACCTTGTCGACCTTATCCTCCAAAAGAGCGTTGACGGCGGTATGCGCCGCGATGAGGGACTTGCCCGACTGGGAAAGACCGAAGAGGGTGGAAATTCTTCCAATCGGGAAACCCATGTGGATATCCCCTGTCAAAACCCTGTTCAGTGCGTAAGAGCCGGTGTTCAAATATCCCGTCGGTTTAGATAGTGAGAGCGATTTTGCCCCAGTTTCCTTCCTTATGCTTTTCAGTGCGTCGCTAAGTTTCACAGCTTTTTCCTTGTTTGGTTAACATGATTATTATACTTGCCGTCTTCGTTCTCCTCCCTCTTGAGGCAAACCGTGGAGTTTTTGGGCTCTACCCATCCGTACCTTTCGTAGTTGTCCTTGTCCTCAATGACCTTGTTCAGTATTCCACATGCTGACTGATATTCCTCTTGCTCTATGGCAGTCACGGCATACTGTGCCCTTCTCTTGAAGTCCAGAACCGCGGGATGGCAACAACCAAACCGTCTGGAAAACGTTCCGTATTTTCCTTCCTGTTTCATTTTGCTGTACTTGCAGTTGTAACAGATGTCGTCCTTGATGTAGTCGTAATTCAGTTCCATTCAGGTTTTTCCATCGATTGCTCTATGTTCGCGGCTCTTTTGTTCTGGGTGTCAAAAGGAAACGCAAGGTTCTTCAGACCTTGCGATGAATTCGCAATTCCTTTCCAAATATATATTATACCGCTCGAAAATATTTTTCTCAAATACAATATGTTACAAGAAAAACGGGTTTCGGAAAACCGAAACCCGTTTTAATTTGACATTTGGAGAAAAAAATTACTTTTTGCTTTCTGTCCACTTCCTAAAGAGGACGTTTCCTCTCGTAAAAGCGTCGGCCTCAATGTCGAGAAGCTAATCGTTGTCGGCGATTTTTCCGGCTCCCAGATTTTCGAACCGCTCCGGGTTGGTTAGATATTGGTTATGATGGACCAATTCGTGGCAGAGCGTTCTCAAAATGTCCTTGAGATGCCTGTTCTTAACGTAAACCGTAATCGTTTGCGTTCCGGGGTCGTAGTTTCCCGTGTCGATTAACGGGTCAAGAACCTGGTTTTCCGAAAAATCTGCCTTGATTTTCGGAAGCGGTTGGATGTTAACGCCGTTGGCTGTGTAAAATGTTTCGATATCCCGCACGTAGTCGCTGAAATTCATGTCATTATTTACGTTCGGGATATCGACGGGGCACTTTTAAAAATTCACCAGCTTGGTCTGGATTAGCTTATTTCTGGCGTTATCGAACTCATATTCCCCGGCGAGGTCGGAAGCTTTCTTATCGACCTTTTCGCGGTCTTCCTCGTTTTCCGCCATCAGAAGTTCGGTCTTGATGTTGACCAGCTTAAGAAAATCGGAATTTTTCAGACCCACGGGGTTGCTGTTCTTGTCAAACCTCAGGTCGGGGGGGACCTCGGACTCGTAAATCGTGGTCTTGATGATTTCGTTGTTTTTCTCAATTCCCTCGACGACCTCTTTCCCGACGCTGAACACTTTTTTGACGGTTTCCCGCACGTCCTCGGAGTCAAAAACGTTACCTTCGTTTTCGTCCAGCTTCTCGTACTCGAGTGTGATTCCGTACTTTTCGAACTCGTCGTCGATTTCGGTGTTTCCGATGTACTGCATCATCTTCACCAACGGGGCGATTTTCGCGACCAGTTTCTGGATTTTGGTCATTTCGCCGTCCTCGAGCTCCTCTTCGGCGATGAGCTTGGAAATCTGCTTGTAGATTCCGGAGGTTTCCTTCTTGAAAGCCTTGACGATTTCGTTCTCGGAATCGGTGCGGTCTTTCTTCTTTTTGTCGGAAATTTCCTGGACGTCCCTCCGTGAGGAGAACATCAGCTCGTAGAACGTGTCGTAGTTGTTCTTGTTGCGGTTTTTGAGGGTGGTCAACGTTTCCCGCCTGACATCTGCGGCGGAAGTCAGTGCTTTTTCAAAATCCTCGCCCTTGATGATTTCGCTGATTGTGTCAGGAGAGTTTTCGTTTCCTTCGACAGCACGAACGTTAGCGTCATCCATTTCAGATTCCCCCGAATGATTATTTCCTGGCGTCGGTGGAGCCGAAACCGCCGTCGCCCCTGGAGGTTTCTTTGTCCTTGTAAAGCTCTACCACCGTGTTAACCTCGACTGGCTGTGGAATTTCAATCGGGTAAAGGACTAACTGGGCGAACTTGTCCCCGGGACAGAGAACCGCCATCTTGGCGATGGAGGAATCTTTGTTCGTCTGGTTTACGATGTGGACGAAGATTTCCCCGGTATACGAGGCGTCGATTACCCCGGCGGTGACGTGCAAACCCTTCTTGGTGGCGATTGAGGATTTGTCCTCAACCTTCAGCACGTATCCTTCCGGAACGTTTGCTTTGATTCCGGTCGGGATGAGTGCGGTTTCTCCCGGTCCGATTACGATGTTGACGACGTATCCGTTCTGGGGGGAGACGTCGACGCGAACGTTGCAGTTCGTCATCTCAATCATCTTGTTCATGTCGACCCTCGTAAGGTCGTACGGGACGTAAACGTCGAGACCGGCGTCGTTCGGGTTGGCTCTGGTCGGGGATTTCACCCCGCGAATCCGGCAAAACTTTAATTCAGTGATGTTTCCCATGAATATTTTCCTCAGTTTTCTTGAAATCCAGTTGAACACTTTAATTCCTGGGCAATATTATACGGGAAAAAATTATTTTGAATTTTTTTGCTTTTGGGCATCCCTGAACGATTTGTTCCGCTCGCTCTTAATGCTCATGTAATGCAGGTAGAGAAGACCGAGGGAGGTGTAGAAAATCTTTCTTCTGCGTTCGGCGGTCTCGTTTTCCGAAGTCATCTTCTCGACGACGTCCGGGGGAAGGAAATCGAACCTGTCGTAATCCAAAAGTGCTTTTTTGAACATTCCGATGTACCCGCCCTTCATATCCCCGCTTTTAACGCGCTTCATATATCCGAACTGGTTGTTCAGAAAGGAAATCATCTGGGTGGTGGAGCGAACCATTATCGGTCTGGAGAGGACGGACATCACTATCCTCAGGAAAATCATTATCGGTTCGGACCAGTTCTTGATGTTGTCCGAGCAGACGACCCTGGTGTTTCCGTCGATGATGTACCCGCTGGTAAAAAGCTGTATGAGGTTGTTGACGTTTTCTGTCGAAAGGACCGTGTGCTTGGACGTATACTCGTTGTAGTAATAGCGGTTGTCGTCCGTGAGAATCGCTATCGCGTAGTTTCTAGTTCTTCTGTTCGTCCCGTACAGTCTGTAAACGTTCTTGGACTCGGAGGTTTTTATCACGACGACGTATTTCGCCCGCTTGAACAGCGGGTTCTTTTTGTCGATGGAGAGCATTTTCCCAAAATAGGACGACCTTTTCTCCGGTGGGACGTAAAACTCGGAATTTTCGTCGGTCAGTGGGTTTTTTACCGTATGCCTGATTTTGTTACGCATCAGGAATATTGTACGAAAAAATCAGCGGTGTGCCTCATCCGGACCCGAAAGATGGTTAAAATCGGAAAGGTGTCCCGTTTCCCCGTTTAGTGTGTCATAGTACCCGGAAAGATATTCCGAGGAGAACTGCGGATAATGGTAGGAATTTCCCTACTGTCCGGTGACCATTCCCGTCTCGTCTATTTTCCAAACGAGCCTGTCCACGTACGGAGAGTCGTCGATTCCCTCGGTGGAAAGACCGTCCACGAACTCGAAATGCTCTGCGTAATCGGAAAGGAGCGGGACCGGGTAGAAGCCGATGTTAATCTGCTTGATTGCCGGGATGAAACCGTTGTACTCCGTGTCGATAATAACGGACTCGCCGGTGCACGGGTCGGCTGAAATTTTGTGCGTGACGAAATTCCCGCTTTGGCTGGCGATGTCGTTCCCGCAGAAAATCCAGGTTTTGAAGGTAAACTGGCAGGTGCAGACCACCACGTCGTCGTTAGACGGGTCCAAATCTTCCGGATGGTCTTCGGAGATAGAGTTATCCATTATAACCTGACATTTCATCATCAGACCGTCGAATTTCGGGTGTTTGAACCGCACAAAAGCGTCCTTGTTGAAAAACGGGATGAAGTTGGAGAGAATCCTGTCGACGTCTCCCTGTCTCTTTGACGCTACGGTTACCTCGTAGGAAATGTCTATCGGCACCGGGGTGTAAAGGTTGTAGTTGAAAACGTTGGAGCGGGTGGCGTATTTCACCTCGTTGTTAACGTTTGCGAGGCGGTCGTCGTTTTTGGTTATTCCGGTTCGCTAAATGACAATCATCGGAAGGGAGTATTCTCCCTCACGGTTCGGATTTTCCAAATTCTTGAAAATCCTTGAGCGGTTTCCGATTACGCAGTTCACGTTCGTGGTTTTTCCGTCCTTGCTCTGTATCTGTATGTTGTTGAACAGGCGTATGAACTGAAGGTTTGCTATAGCGAGTTCCTGGTTATAACTGTGAATTTCCATCCGAGACTCCAAATTCGAGAATTATTTACCCGAACTTATACCTCTGTTCGGGGGTTTTAAAGTCGAGACGCTCCACAAAATCAATCTCCTTCGCCCTGACCCCGGAGGATATTTTCATGTGGTACCAGAAGTTGAAAAACCTTTCCATCAGGAAACAGGCGCAACGCTTCTGGTAGGGGTGTCTGCTCTCAAACTCCTCCCCACGGCAAACCTCTTTGACGGTTTCGAACAGAATCGGGAAAGCCAGCCCGCACCATTCCTCGAACAACTCCTTTCTCATTATGAACAGGTTGCACGGGGCGAGGTTTCTTGTTTGCGTGGTCACGTATTTTCCGAAAGAGAGGGCGAGACCGAAGCTTTTTTTCTGGAGAATATCGCAGAATTTCACCATATCCTCGACAAAATGGTAATGCTTGTAGTGGTTGAAGAGCGAAAGTTTCGCGTCGCTGAAAACGGGTTTTGCCACGATTATGTCCCAGTTCTTGAAATCGGAAAAATCCCCGGGTCTGAAATACCTTCGGTAATGGTTGAACCCGACGTAATCCGGGAGCGGAACGTTTTTCCAGAACCAGTATATCGAGGTGAACTCGTTGACAAGACCGTTCATCGCGGAAATGTTGTCGCCGGTGTTATCTTTCGTCAGGTGGGAAACGCTCCAGCGGTCGTTCAGTACCGAACCGCAGTCCATCGGGAAATAACACCCCGGGTTTTTATCAACGAATTCCTTAAGTTCGTCGTTCGGTGGGAAGTGGAGATTGAAAATAACCTGAATTTCATTTTTTTCGAAACTTTCACTCATTTTTAATTTCCAAGCTGGTTTTCGGTTATTATTTTAAAGCTGGCGTTGTTGTTTCTGGCGGTTATCTCCGCCTGTTTCCATTTACACTGGTTTTTCACCCAGGTTTTCCATCCTCTGACGTCGTTTTCGTTCATCGGTTTGTCAACCTCGGACTGCTGTTTTATCTCGACCCAGATTTTCCTTATTTCCCCCTACGGGTTTCTGACGTAAATCACGAAGTCGATGTGGTAGTCCCTGATTTTTTCCGGCTTCTCGGACCTGTCCTTATATTTTATGTGCAGTCCCTCGTAATCCCACATCAATATCTGCGGGTTGCGGTCGCAGTACCGCATGAATTTCAACTCAAGGGACGATTTGTACACCGGAATATAGTTTCCCTTGAATTTTTCGGGATGGGTCGGGTGGAATTTCCCGGTGTGGGCGTTATTGTACTTTCCTCGGTGTCCGCCTTTGTTTACCCTTATCATTGGTCTTGAACCCGTTGCTGAAAAGCCACATTTTCATGGAGATGGAATCCTTTATCATCGATTCCACGAGAGAGCCGTCGGCGAAGGTATTTACGTTCCCGTTCGACTTCACGAAGTCGTTTATGTCCTTTTCTTTGGTCGAGCGGTCGAACCACCTGAAAAACATTTTGCTCGTGGAACCCTCCTTTTTCAATTCCCTCGCGGTGGCTTCCAAACCCGGTCGGTCGTTGTCGAGGGCGAATACTATCTTATGCCTTGGAAAACGGTTTTTTAGGATTTTTTCCTGGAGCTCGGTCAGGTTTTTCCCGCCGATGGCGATTCCGTTTTTTACGAAAAGACTGTCGTAAACCCCCTCGAAGCAAATCAGGTACGGGAAAGAAATGTCGATGTTGTCCAGACCGTAAATCAGCTTGTCGCGGTTTTTCGGGAAAATGTATTTCGGCCCGTTGGGGTTGTTCTTTAGAAAATCGTTTACCTGGTAGTAAGCGTCCACCCCGTTTATCTTCCAGGGGATTAGAATATACTCGTTTTTGTTCTTCGCGTAATACGAGTAAAACTTTTCCTTCAGGAACGGGGCGTCGAGAACCAGTCGGTTTTTGAGATAATCTTCGGCACGCCCGCTAAGCTCGTTTTTGTATTCGGGCTTTATGACGTTTTTGAACGTGAGAACGTTGGTGTTTTTGTTTTCGGCGGGCTCGTCGTATGAAAAGCTCGAGAGGCTGTTGAAGTTGTTGCCGTTGAACACCATCTTGAACCTTTGGGTTTTCAGCTCCTCGTAATCCTGCCCCGAAAGGAGCTGGAGGAGTTTGTACCCGCTCAGGTTTGCGTCGCAGTTGAAACAGTGGAAAGACGCGTTGTTGAGATAATAGTAACCGCGCTTCTTGGCTGAATTTTTCTTCGAATCGCCGCACACCGGGCAACGGAAGTTTATTTTGTCCCCTTGGCGGACGCGGTCGCTCGGGAGGTAGGAAAGAATCTGCTCGTTCAGCCAGTCTCTAAGACCGACATCCATCATTTGTGGTTCCCTTTCGTGAGGATTTCCGCCGTGATTTTCCCCATAAGCTCCTCGTTTCCGTCGGAAATCCCGACCCACCCGAGAATTTTCCACTTTCTGGACATACTCACTTCGAACTTGTCGTTTCTGATTAGGTCCCAGGTTCGGACTATGTCCCTTCGCTTGGTTTTCAAAAACGTCTTGTATCTTGGGTCGGAAAGAAGAATGTTCACGAGACGGTTTCTTTTCTCCGGGTTTCGGTTCCTCTCCAGAAAACCGATATAGGTTTCGTCGGAGGAAACCAGGCGTTCCTCCGACGAGTTTCCGTTCCAAACCTTTAAAAGAACCACGTTTTTTCTGAGAATAAGTTCGAGGCACCCCTTTTCGTGGGCAAGTTTCGACCAATCCTCGATATCCCCCGCCAGTTTCTTTAGTACGGGGTTTTCGGACGATTCCAGAATCCGCTTAAAACACTCTTTCGGGTCCATTACCGCACCAGCATATAGGAACAGATGTCGATATTGAAATACGCGCCGTTTTTTCCGGAACGTTTGACGTTGGAAATCAAAACCGGGCGTTCGTTCGCCACCATGACCTTTATCTCGTCTGACGGTACCATGTTGAGTATGTTCAGCCGGTCGAAATTTAGGATGATGTTCTGTACGGAGCCGTCCGCGTTTTTCAGCGAGCCGCTGTTGATGAGACCGAGTTCCAGCGTTGCCGAGTTCGACAGGTCGTTCCCGCGGTCGCCGATGGTGGCGAAAATCGTGTTGTTCTGCATGTCGTCCTCGGTGGTGATGTAGACCCTGGCGGAAGTGATGTCCTTAAAAATGAACGAGTGGCTGTTGATTTTTTTAATCAACGCCGTGTTGGTCGTAAACTCGAGTTTCGGGGTCAGTTGGGTTTTAATTTTCGTCGAGATAAATTTCTCGATTTTGTCCTCGTCATACGAGTTGATTTTGGTCTTAAACTTTTTGGAAGAGAATTTCAGAAACGGTTTCTCGAACGTTATGGATATCGACTGCTGGTCGTCCTTGTACATTTCGAGGAGGGTCTGTACGATTTTCACCAAAACGGAAAGGTCTTGGACGCAAACGCTGAAACTCCCGTCCCCGCAAACCGAATTGGTACTTATGTTACACTTGGAATACTCGTTTTTCGCGTTGATTTCCATACCGTTCTCGTCAAAAATCATCTTAATCCCGTCAGCCATTCTCGTCACTGACCGCAGTATGTCGTAGAACATTTGGAAATCTCTGATTTTAATCTCGCGTTTTTCCATCGTTAGGTGCGCTCTTTCTCAGCTTCCTCGTTTTTTAACTCTTCCGCCGCCTTTTTCGCCAGGTACTGCTCGATTCTCGAGCCTTTCGGAATTCCGAGCCCAAACTTTTCCCTGACGATAAGCTCTGAATCGAGAAATTTCTCGCTTATGATGGACTTCCCGACCGAGAAGTGCCTCAGTTCCGGTTCAACCAGACATCCGACTTCTAAACCGAAATTCATTATGGCGTCAAACGAAATTTGGGTGTCGTAACAGTCGAAAGCCAGTCTCTCGTCGAACCTCAGACCCTTCTCCACGGCTTTTTTTGAGATTATTATACACAGTCCGTCAATGCACGATACTGCGTGGTCGGTAATGTCGGGTCTGTCTTTGCTATAAAATGAGATTAGGCTGTTATCATCGCCGTGGCAGACGCATCCCCACCGCGAGGTACGGAACTTGTTGGAACCCGTAAACCAGTTGAGTGGGGATTCTGAGACCGAAATCTTGTCGCAACCGCACAGACCCATAACATCATACTTTTCGGCGCACTTCTCGATGTGGTCGCAGAGTTTTTCAAGGTCTACGAGAACATCGGAATGAAGAAAAACGATAAAATCGTGCTTAAACTCGTTCTTTTCCTTATCTAAGGAATCCGAAATAAAGCCGTTGTAGACCTTGGTCAAATTTTCCGAGTTGTTCTTTTTAAAGGTGATGTCCGAACCTTCGTGGTTGAACATAAATGTTCCGGCGTCGGAACTGGAAATCTTAAACTCGTCGTCTTTAGAAACTATGCAGATTTTAAACGTCATATTATTCCCCAGTCTGCGGAAGAACCCATTTTTGCATTTCGATTCTCTTACCTTCCATCGGGAGGACTTTCCCGTTCTTTTCTGAAATCAGGCGGTAGTTCCTCATTTCTTCGTCGGTGAGAGGTAGCCACATTTTCTGATAAACTTTACCGTTTTCGTTTTTAAACTCGTACGGTCCGGCTTTGAAGTATGTCACCTGCGGTGCCGTCGGGGGAGGAGGGGTGGGTGATACGGGTTGCGGCGGCGGAAGCTGGTTTTGGGGGGCTGAAAACTGTTGCGGGGTTTCCGTCGCTTGGTGTGGAGCGGCACCAGGTTGACAGATTGGTCCGTCTACCTGTAGCATCGGGACCGGTACGTTTCCCTTTCCAAACTCTTTCTTTTGTTCCTCCACCAGCTCCTGCATATTGCTTTTTCCGTACATACGGCACTCTTCGTCCTCATACTCGCGGATGATATGGATTTGGTCTCCTAGTCTGGCGTAAAGGGCGATTAAATCCTTCGCCGAGGGTGCCATTCCGGTTTGCATCTGGTTGGCGGCCTGAGAACCGGCGTTGGTTATCACGAAATCATACTTTTTGACCTGCCTTCCCATGAAATTCGGTCTGGGTATCGTTGAAATCTGTCCCATATTCTTTCTTCCTTTGAAAAAATTTCTGAAAAAACTCAGAATATTATACGACATTCTCACTGATGGAACTCCTCGAGTCTTTTATTGTCACGGTCAGAATATTGTCAAACGTGGAACTGTCAATTTCGTTCAGCTTATTGGAAATCATGAAGATATTCTGTCCGAGGAATTTCGAGGTGTCCTTTAGAATTTCCAGCGTTTTGTTAATTCCGAGATTATCGGAATCCTTCTCGAAAAACTCATCCAGAAAACGGATGTTTGAGGTTATGTTCCTGCGGCTCTCAAGAAAATCCTTGAACGCGAAACTGGTCGCGATTACGATTCTGAGGCTTTCACCGCCGCTGAGGGAATTGAACTCGGGGATGTCGCCATCGCCGCGCACAAACTCGTATTTGAGGTCGTCGTAAAAAACCACACCGAGGTTCAGTCCGAGTCTCTGGAGATAATACCTGATTCTTTCGTTCAGTTGTTTCACGAACGAAGAAATAAGAATGTTAGTTATTACGTCTTGGGACACCGCCTTCTTCAGTATGAAGTCGTAATGGCGGATTTCGTCGAGAATCGACTCGGCTTCCGACCTGAGTTTCCCGCTTTCCTCCTCGAGTCTGGAAATGATTTCCTCATTCGGGTTTTTCTGGTTTTTGACAAAGTCCAGTTTCGACTTATAAGCCGCTATTTCCTGCTCGATTTTCCGCACCGCCGCCGATTCCGAAGAAGCGTTTTTGATGTCGTTCCCGAGTGAATGGTATTTCTTAATCAGATTTTCGCGCTCGGTTTCCCTCTCCGCCCTGTCCTTTCCGGATTTTTTTAGCAAAGCCTCGTTGTTTTCGATTATTTCCTTAGATTTTTTTATTTTTTTGGCGTAATCATCCAAACTGTACCCGATGACCGCGACTTTCTTGCATTCGCCGCACAGTTTCGGGAGGACGTTTTTGTGCTTCGCCATCTCGGTCTTCAAAATTTCGGCGGAAGCCTTTTCCTTTTGGATTTGCCCGAAAAGCGTCTTTTCGGTTTTCTCCAGCGAGGATATTTCCTTGTTCAACGACTGGATTTTCCTCTCGGTATCATTCCGCTCCGAAATCAACTCCTTCACCCTGTCGTTTTTTTCCCCGAGCTCTTCGTAGGAAACGTTCTCGAGGTTGCCCTCGAGCTCGAGAATTTTCTTTTCCATAAATTCCACGGAAGAATTCCTGTCGTTCTCGAACCGTTCCCCGGCAGAGCGGTTCATTTCTAGGTCGTGCTCCTTGCTGTCGAGGAGCTCCCCGACTTTTCTGTTATCGTCCCGAAGGCTTTTCAGCCCGGACTTTACCATCTCGTTCACCTCTTTGAGGGTTTTTGTCCCGAAAATTGTGTTGAGATAATCATCCTTCTCGTCCTTTTTCATCCCGTAGAAATTGAAAATCTCGGAAGAGGTCAGAATCGTGGTTTTCACGAACATGTCGAAACCGCAGTGGAGAATTTCCGCCTCTATGAATTTTCTCGTCTCGTCAAGGCTTTTCTTCGTAACTTCCTTGTCCTCGTCAAGGTTGAAAACCCGGTGGTAGGAATCCTTTCCTTTGGAGATTCCCGCCTCGATTCGGTAGTTAATCCCGTTGGAGGAAAGCTCAATCGCGACGTCGGTGTTGCACTTCGGGTTTCCCCACTGGACCATGTTCTCCTTTTTGACCTTTTTCGGAAACCGACCGAACAGAACGTAGACGATTGCCTTGATTATGTTAGATTTTCCGCAGGCGTTGGTAGCACCCGGGTTGTCAAGGTTGTTTCCGCACACGAGGGTTATGCCTTTGTATTTCTCGAAATTGAAGTCCAGTGTGTCGTAGGAAAGGAAATTTGTCGCCGTGAGGCGTTTGTAGGTTATCGAAGCCCCTCCCTCGGAAATGTCGGAGCCGTTGACCGCGTCCACGTTCTTGTACATGTCGTCAAAAATCGAGATTATTCTGTCCCTTCTGACCCCGTCGGTCTCGAAAACCTTTTCGTCCAAAGATTCGAGGTAAACGTCTATGCATTTCTGCGGGGAAGCCGAGAAAGCCCTCTGATACTCGCCTATTTTCCCGGAATCGACGCAATTTTCGACAATCAGGTTGGAGTAGTCCGTGTCGGAAATCTCGTACGGGGAATTTTCCCTGACCTTTTTCTTCAGCTCGCAGTCCTGCTCGACCGAAAGAATCGCGTCCCCGTCGAATTGAACGATGTTGTTTTTAATAAAAGAGAAATCATAGTTTTCGATTCCCTTCTTACGGATGTCGCTGAATTTTATCTTCACGAACTCCGGGGCGGAAATGTCGACGAAGTCTGTCCTTTTGTCGGAAATGACGTAGAAACCGCTCCGCGTGTTCATTTCCTCCGAGGTGGTCTGGTATGGGGAGCCGATAAACCTCCAAACCCGCCCGAGGATGTACGACTCGCTGTGGGAGTGGATGTGCCCGGCGAAAATGTCCCCGCCTTTTTTCGCGATGGTGACCACTTTCTTGACCGTCTCGATTCCGGAAACCACCGCGTCGTTTTTGGTTCCCCTTGAGAAGTTAAATCCGGAAATCCCGGATTTTCCCATGTCGGATTTTTCCTCGGACTTTCTTTCCTTTTCCGCCGCGGACATTTTTCGGCTGTTTTCCTCGACGTAAATCCCCATAAAAAACTCTTTCGGGACGTCCGGGTGGCAGAAAACGCAGTCGTATTTTTCGTCCTGGAAGTCGAACGCGTAGGAATTATTATCCGACCACGGGAGAAAAAGGCAGTTTTTTCCGTTTATGACCCGTTCTTTGGGATATTTTATGACCTCAACGTTTTCCAGACGGTCGAACTGCTCAACCGAAGTGACCGAGGTGTTTCTCTCGAAACAGTCGTGATTTCCGGCGAGGATTATCGTCTTGACATTTTTTGATACGTTCTCTAGAAAATTCCTGGCCTCGCGGTATACGTCGGTCCGAACGGACACCATTTCGTGGAAAAGGTCGCCGCAGATTATGAAAAGGTTGTTTTCCCCGTCATTGACCGTTTTAAGCAACTGCGGCTCAACATAATCCTTGAGAATCCTTATTTTCGACTGGGAGTTTTTTCCGAGACCGAAATGAATGTCGGACGCGACGATTATTTTCGAAAAAATGTTTTCCATGGCTGTTTTCCCCAGATGAGCTGTTCAAAACGGCGGACATTTTAATATATGAAGTATTTTATGTCAAGTTGTTTTCGACAGTTTCTTTCATTATTATACAGGGGGAGAATATACTTAACTTCTGGAACCCACGGCATAACTTTCCGTAAATAAACGAGAGAAACGGAAATAATGAACATCGATAAAAACCTGATTGAGTATTGGGCGAACCTTTTCGAGAGCGAGGAAAAAAGACTTCTGAACATTTCGGAAGACGAGTTCTCCGAGGCGTTGACCATCCCGGAGAACCCCCGTGACGAAATCGAGTCCGAACTCAGAAGGAAGCTCCCCAAGAATTACGAGCATTCCGACAGGATTGTCCGATGGTACC